GCTGTAATTTCAGGTCTTGCCACTACCGATACAATCCAAGCTGCAAATTGTGCTTGGAATGATGGTTCTAATGTTGCTTTAACTGAGCAAGTACTTAACCCCGCAGACTTAGCCGTTATGGAAGAAGTTTGCCGAGGTACTATGTACCCAACTTGGATAGCTGCTAACGGAAGAATGGAACGTAACGGGGATATTCCCGTTTCATGGACTGACTTCCTTTTAGGAGCTGTTGCAGAAAGAACGGGTACTAACCTTGAAGAAAAATTATGGGTTGGTGACGCTGCTGGAGTTTTCGGTGTTGGTTTCCTTTCTAACGATGGAGTAATAGACGAAGGGGGTATTGATGCCTCAGCTTGTAAAGACTTTACAGAAGCAGACACGGGAGCAGCGGCATGGACTGCGGCTAATATCCTGGGAAATATGGACATCGTATTTAGTGCAGCGGCAAACATACCGGGTATTCTTCAAAAGCCGGGTTGTGGTTTCTACGTTTCTTATGAAGCATACGCATTCTTCTTACAAGCAATGGCAGCGCAAAATACCGGTGCGGGTTACAATCAATCTATGGATGGCGCAAGCTACTTAGGTTATCCAGTTTACCCAACTCACGGCATTACTAACACTTATGATGCTATGGTATTTACTTACCCTGATAACTTAGTGGTTGGTGCTAACAGTTACACGGCTGATATTTCTGCTCAATTAATTCCTACTTATGCTTATGATGGTTCTGATAACGTTCGTATCGCGATGCGCTTTGCGTGTGGTGTTCAAACTGCGGTAGCTGGAGACGGTGTTGTAGGATTTAACTTTACATAAATAGATGCCTTGCGCAATTACCTCGGCGAGGGGCATAGATTGCCGTGACGCCATTGGAGGCTTAAAAGCTATCTATTTTTGTAGTTCTTACTGTTCTGATATTTTAAAAGAAGCAACTGTAACTGGTCTTTCATATACCATAACCACAGCGGGTTTCGCTAATTGGGATATTGTAGACACTACAGTTAGAGTTTTTAAATATGATTTAGTTACCGACCTTTCGAGTTTTAGTTCAGCCGTTGAAGCTGATAAGGCTACGGGTTCAGTAATGTGGAATCAGACTTTAGACGTAGTTCTACAAAAAGTTGTGGCTGCTGATTTATACCAACTTGGACTTATCTCTAAAAATCGCGCACAAATCTTTGTGCAAGATTCTAACGATAATGTTTATTTAATGGGTATAAATGACGGGTGTTATTTAACGGGTGGGGATTCTATTGCTACGGGTACAAACCGAAGCGATATGAATGGACTAACGTTGAATTTCACGGCTAAGGAACAAGCACCGTTGTATATATTACCCGCAAGTGCGGGAGTTTCGACAGCTAAGTACCCATTCGATGGACTTGCTGACGAAGCAGACCTAACAATTACAGCGGCATAACTGTCTGTTAAAGTATAAAATTAGGGAGGTGGCAATGCGCTTCCTCCCTTTTTTATTTTAAATAAGATTTTAATTTCTATTCTTACCTTTGATGCTACAATTAACTTCCATAAATAAAGAAACGGCAATAGCACCTGAATTAGTATCAAATGGTAATTTCAGTGAAATAGGTAGTGAGTTAATTACAGACGGAAATTTTCCAAACGATGATAATTGGAATCTTGAAACGGGGTGGACTATTGCAAGTAATAAAGCCACAGTTGATAATGTTGGCACAACGGGTTTAACACAAAGTTCTTTAAGTGTTGTTGCCGGGAAGTCATATAAAATTAGTCTTGAAATAAGTAATTTGGTTATTGGTAGTGAATTACAAATAGAATTTAGTGCAGGTAATATTATTGCAAATATTACGACTAATGGAGTGTTCACTTTTTATGGTAAATGGGGTGTGACTCAAATACTTTATTTATACGCATTAGGTACTTCTGATTTTTCAGTTTCAAACGTCACAGTTAAGGAGGTCGGACAAAATTGGTTGTTATCAAGTGCAAATGTAGAAATTGGAGAAAATAAAGCTATTTTCAACAATGCTATAAATAGCGATTTTATAAATCAACAAACTTTTACTATAGATGAAAATGTAAGCTATAGAGCTTCGTTTGATTTAATTGATTACGTTTCGGGAACTTTTAATTGGAAAACAACGGGTGGAACTAACCCAATAAGTCCAAATTACGATGCTAATGGTACGGGGTTAACTTTTGATTTTATTGGAGATGTTGAAGGTGGAACAAATGGGGTGAGATTAAACGCCGCATCGATTTCTAATAATTCATTTGCGGTAACTAATGTATCAGTTAAAAAAATCGCCACGTATTTAGACCAAAGCATATATGTTACCGCTGCAAATTTGCAGACTATTTCACAAGTTATTGTAACTTATTTAATAGAATTAAAATCTATGTCATCGCAAAATAGCATATATTTTATTCCTACTTCTATTGTTGCAAATAATGGACGATACACAAAAATGAATTTTACTGTAGTAAGTAAAGACGCAGTAACCGACCCAGCCGACGGGATTATTTCTTTTTATGATTCTAATGGTGGTGAAGATACCTACCCAATGGGGTTTTATGAGTTTAAAATTTACGAGCAAACAAGTACAACCAATTTAAACCCTACCTTAGCAACAAAACTTTTAGAAAAAGGCACGGCGTTTGTTCAAAATATAGATGGAAATACAAGCGAAATTACATCATCATTTAATGAATACGACCCTACGTTAACGCAATACGTTTACTCACAATGAAAAAACAAAACTTCTCAGTATTAAATTACGGCAATACAGAAATACCATTATTTAAAGAAAAGCAAGGGCAAAAATGGGTCGACTATGGCGTAGATAATCTTTACGGCGAATATTTACGGGATTTATTTTTAGCAAGTTCTACTCATGGTGCGATTGTTAACGGGGTTTCGGATATGATTTATGGGGGCGGGTTGGATGCGGTAGATAGGGAAGAAAACGACCAAAAGAAGGAACAGTGGTTAAGGCTTCAAGATTTGCTAAATAATAGCGACACCGACCTATTACAGAAGATGGCATTTGACATTAAGTTATATGGCATGACGTATCTAAATGTTATATGGAATAAGTCAAGAACTCGTTTAGGAGCAATAAAGCATTTACCCGTTCACACAATTAGAAGTGGTGTAGCGGATTCTGAAGGGGTTGTAAGTGAGTTTTATTATAAATATGATTGGAGCGATAGGAGGTCAGAAGAAAAGGTCTTAAAAGCCTTTAAAATGGATGACAGAACTGAGGCATCTACTTGCTTTCAAATTAAAAGGTATTCCGTTGCTCAACATTATTATGCCGTACCTGATTACGTGGGTTCTACAAATTACATCGAGTTAGACCGTGAAGTATCCGTATTTCATTTAAATAACATTCGTAGGGGTTTCTTCCCATCTATGTTATTATCGTTTAAAAATGGGGTTCCTACGCAAGAAGAACGCATACAAATAGAACGTAAAGTAATTGAGAAATTCACGGGTGCTGATAATTCGGGGCGTATTTTAATCACGTTTAACGATGGTGATGAAACTGCGCCTGAGTTTACACCTATAGACACAAATGGTGCGGATACTATGTATGAGTACCTAAGCAAAACAGTAAGCGAAAAAATACTAACGGGGCATCGTGTGGTTTCGCCGTTGATGTTTGGGGTTAGGTCTGAGGGTGGTGGATTTGGAAATAACGCCGACGAGTTACGCGATTCTTACAGTTTATTTAACAATACAGTAATAGCACCTTTTCAAAATATTCTATTGAAGGCTTTAGGTGATTTATTTGCTATTAATGACATAGAGTTAGATATTTTCTTTATTACGGCTAAACCAGCCGACTTTTTAGATTTGGATGTTATCGAAACTTTAGACGAGGGCGAACAAGTAAAAGAAGGTGTTAACGTAGAAGAATTTTCAAAAAAAAAACTCATCGAATGTGCGGATGCTCTCATTGAGTTAGGAGAAGATGAGGAACAACTCTTAGAAGATTTTGAAATGATAGACGAAAGGCAAGTGAATTACAACACAGAAGAAACACAAGATGCTATGTGGACTTTTGCAAGCGTTCCAAGTGGTAAACCACAAGCCAAAAGTGAACAAGATACGGACCTTATAAAAGTACGTTACACATACGCCCCGGATAAATTAGGAATAAACGGCAACCCATCGCGCGACTTTTGCACCAAAATGGTAAAAGCAAAAAGAGTTTATAGGAAGGAGGATATTATGTTTGCTTCGGATAGGGCAACAAACCCGGGGTGGGGTCCAGCGGGAACAGATTTTTACAATATTTGGTTTTATAAAGGCGGCGGTTCTTGCCAACATTATTGGATGAGAAAAACCTACCTAAGAAAAAACAATAAAAGCATATCCGTAAACCAAGCTAAAAAAATCATTCAAATTAACAACGATACACCTTTGCAAGTGAATAGTCCTTTGGTTGCTAAACTACCCCGTGAGATGCCTAACCGTGGTTTTATCAATCCTAACATCGCTGCAAATATCAAAACACCCATATTATGAGTCAAGCCTTATTCGTTTCCGCAAATAGATTAAAAAGAGACACCGCAATAGGTGGTAGTGTCGATGACGACTTAATACGCCCGTATGTGTATATGGCACAACAACGTTGGATTCTTCCGGTGCTTGGAACTAAGTTGTACGATAAACTTTGTGCTGAGGTCGATGCGGGTACTGTTTCGGGCGTGTATCAAACGCTTTTAAACGACTATGTAATTCCCTCGACTGTTCAATATTCTTTTGTTCAGTTAGTGCCATTTTTACGCCTTAGATTCGTAAATAATGCGGTAGTGGTTATGAACTCCGAACAAAGCCAAGCGGCAACGTATGACGATTTAAAACCGCTAATGGACCAAGCCTTAGATATGGCAACGTTTTACCGTGAAAGGTTAATAGATTACATAAACGACAATGAAGCAAGTTACCCCGAGTATAACACCAACACGGGTTCAGATTTATGCCCTACGACTAACAACTACACACAAGGGTTAAACGTAGATTTTACCGTTTCAGATTTAAGGTATCAATCATTTCTGATGGGTGCGAATATTAAAAATATATGTTAAAGAAAAAGCGTTATTCTTCGAGTTTATTAAACGAAGAAAAACTAAAAAAGTTCATAGATGGCAAACAAGAAAATAACAGAATTAGCAGCACTAACTTCCGCGGCATCAGACGATGTTCTTGCAATAGTGGATGTGTCGGGAACTGCCGAAACGAAAAAGATAACTGTAGCGAATCTCACTGCCGATGCGGGGGGAACTACAACGGTTAAAGTGTCGTTAAGTAATGCGGATGTATTAGCTATGAAATATAATGATACACCTATTACATTAAAAGCGGCAGAAGCGGGAAAAATTATAATGCCTTTAACGGTTATTTGTGTAGCTACCCACGCGGGTTCTAATGAAAGTTCTTCGGATGATTTGCGTATGGGGTGGAATGCTGCAAGTTCTACAACCGCAGACTATTGGGGAAGTGCAAGAGATTGGATGAACGGGGTAAGCAGTGGCACAAATTCTACCGCTTTTGGTGGACCGGGCGCAGCGGCAAGTTCTAATATAGTAACCTTTTCACTAACTAACACACCTTTTCAAATTTGGTGTACAGATGTATTTAACGGGGGTTGGACTATGGATGTATATTTTTCATACGTTATGATAGATGCATAATGGAAAACGGAAAACTTTTAGGGATAAATTTTTTATGGACTGGCTGGGCGTATGGAATGATAAGTGAAAATTTGACTTTATTGCTTGGAATAATAGGAGGTATAACTCTTATATGGTTAAATATTGAAGGTATTATAACACATAGAAAAAACAGAAAATGAGAGAAATTAAAGAAGTAATTTTACACTGTACAGACACACCGAAAGACCGTAAGTTAACAGTAAAAGAAATTCGAAATTGGCACGTAAAAGGAAACGGATGGGAAGATATTGGGTATCATTTTATCATACATCAGGACGGAAAAATAGAACGTGCAAGAAACATCGACAAAATCGGTGCTCATACATGGGGAAACAATTATGGAAGCATCGGGGTAGCGTATTGCGGAGGGGCAATAAAAAAAACAAAGAAATCCTTAGATAAAGAAAATCCAAAATCTAAGACTACGATAGTATCAAAAGATACTATGACAAAAGAGCAAGAAGAGTCTTTTCGCGACCTTTTCGAAATGTTTGAAATAATGTTTGGAGAATTGAAGTTAAGAGGACACAATGATTATAACAAAGCCAAAGATTGCCCCGGGTTTAATATGCGGGATAAGTTTGGCGATTTAATGAATAGATAATGGAATTTTTAACAGAAAATTGGGTTGAGTGTACACTTGCCCTAATAACTTTTTTAGGTACTTACACAGCTTTAACAGAAACAAAAGAAGATGATAGGATATTGGATATTATCAGACGAGTTTTTAATGCTGTTATATTGGGAAGGAATCGATGAAAGGGGT